CGACCGGCTGCCGTGCGCTCAGTCCCCACCGCACCCAAGCCACCACCAAAGCCACCGGAGCAGCTGCCTGAATACGGCGAAAGCAGGGCCCGCACCGAGTTTGAGAAAGCCAACCTGCTGGAACTGGAGCGCCGGCAGAAAGAGGGCCAGCTGCTGGAGCGCGCGGAAGTTGAACGGGCCCAGGCCGCGGCGATCGCCATCAGCAAGACCAGGCTGCTTGGCGTGCCCAGCACCGCCAAGCAGCGCATCCCGCACCTGAGCCTGGAAGAGGTGGAGATCCTCACGACGCTGATCCGTGAGGCCCTCGATGAGCTGGCCAGCTGGGAGGTGGAAGCATGAGCGAGCTTGCGCGGCAGATCCTGAGCCACTGGCGCCCGCCGCCACGGCTGAGCTTGAGCGAATGGGCCGACACCTACGGCGTGCTGACCGGCGACGCAGCGGAGAAAGGCCGATGGAAGACGCTGCCGTACCAGCGCGGAATCATGGACGCCTTTACCGATCCAGAAGTGGAGACGGTGGTGTGCCTCAAGTCCGCTCGGGTGGGCTGGACCATGATCCTGGGGCATGTGATCGGCTACTTCAGCCACCAGGATCCGTGCCCGGTGATGGTGGTCCAGCCCGTGGTGGAGGACGCGGAAGGTTATTCGAAAGAGCAGATCGCGCCGATGTTTCAGGACACGCCGGCGCTGCGCGGGCTGGTGTCGGAATCCAAGGCGCGCAACACCGCCGGCAACACCATCCTGCTGAAGCAGCTCACCAACGGCGGCGTCATCGACATCGTGGGCGCCAACAGCGGCCGGGCATTCCGGCGGAAGTCCAGGCGGGTGGTTCTGTTTGATGAGGCCAGCGCCTACCGGGCGATCCCTGAAGGCGACCCGATCAAGCTGGGCCGCAACCGCTCAGATTACTTCTGGAATCGGAAGATCGGCATTGGTTCGACCCCGATCATCAAAGGCTTTGACCGTACCGAAGCATGGTTCCTGAAGTCAGATCAACGGCGGTTCTATGTGCCGTGCCCGTTCTGCCAGGCCATGCAGGTGCTCCGCTGGCCGCAGATGAAATGGCCTGAAGGCAAGCCAGAGCAGGCCGCTTACGAGTGCGAGAACTGCGGCGAGCTGATCCCCCACAGCAGCAAGCGGGCGATGGTGGAGGCCGGTGAATGGCGCGCCACGGCGGTGGCGGCTGAGCCGGGCCTGGTCGGCTTTCACATCTGGGCCGCCTACAGCTTCAGCCCCAACGCTGAATGGGGAAAGCTGGCGCGCGAGTTCCTTGAGGTGAAGGGTGACCCCGAGCAGCTGCAGACGTTCGTGAACACGATCCTGGGCGAAACCTGGGAGGAGGAGTTCAGCGGCCAGGTCAATGCTGAAGGGCTGGCAGCGCGGCGCGAGGACTACCCCATGGGCCAGGTGCCGGCCGGCGGCCTGGTGCTCACCGGCGGCGTTGATGTGCAGGACGATCGAATCGCCGTGGCGATCTGGGCATGGGGCCGCGGCGAGGAGGCCTGGCACGTCTATGCGCAGGAGATCTGGGGCGACCCGTCACAGCCGGAACTGTGGGAGCAGCTTGATGCGGTGCTGGAGACCAGGTGGGCGCGCGAGTGCGGCGGTGAGATGAAGCTGGCCCAGCTGGCGATCGACTCAGGCCACATGGCCCACGAGGTTTACGCCTACTGCAGGGCCAGGAAATCTCAGGGCGTGGTGCCGATCAAGGGCGCCAGCGTGCGCGGCAAGCCACCGATCGGGAAAGGCACGCCGGTGGACATCAACCGCCGCAACCAAGCCACGATCAAGGGCGGCGCCATGCTCTACCAGGTCGGCACCGACACGATCAAGGCCACGCTTTACGCCAGGCTGCGCCACGCCAACCCGGGCCCGGGTTACATCCACATCGGCGAAGCGGCGACCGATCAGTTCCTGCAGCAGCTCACGCCATGGAAACTGCAGACCCGCTACGTCAAGGGCCAGCCGGTGCGGGACTGGGTGAAGGCCAGCAAGGACCGCGACGAGTTCGGTGATTGCACGGTCTACAGCTATGCCGCTCTGCAACTCCTGGCCCGCCGCTACAACCGGGCGACGATGTGGGATCAGCTGGAGGCGCAGCTCACCAAGCCAGCCGCCCCGCAGCGCCAGGCCAGGCCCACGCCGCCGCAGTCTTCCTTCCTGACGAGCTGGTGAGATCAGGATTCCTAGCCTGAGGGCATGACGATCCCCGCGACATTCCGCGCCGGTGACACGGTGAGCTGGCGCGATGACGCCACCACCGACAGTCTGGGCAATGCGGTTGGCTCCAGCAGCTGGACCCTGACCACCTACCTGCGCAGCGCCACTGCTGGCGCCGGCCTGACGGTGGTGGCCACGGCCTACGGCACCGGCTGGCAGTCAACAATTAGCGCCGCCAATTCGGCAGGCTTGGCGGCTGGGGAGTGGACCTGGGGCGCCAGGGCCACCAATGGCGCGCAGGCGCTCACGATCGGCAGCGGCAGCCTGACCATCCTGGCGGCGCTGAACTATGCCGGCGCACCTGGCGCGCTGGATGGCCGCAGCCAGGCCCGGCAGGACCTTGACGCCGTGCAATCGGCGATCCGTGCATTGATCAGCGGCGGCGCGGTGCGGCGCTACATGATCGGCGGCCGGCAGCTGGAGAAATACAGCCTCGCCGAGCTGATCGAGCGCGAGAACTTGCTCAAGGCAGAAGTGGCCAAGGAAGTGGCAGCCGAGCGCATGGCCAACGGCCTGGGCGATCCCCGCAACCTGTTCGTGAGGTTCACCTGATGGCATTCGGACTGGGCTTCTCGATTCGTGAGCGGCTGGGGCTGCGCAAGCCCGCAGCGGCGGAGCCGCCCAAGCGCCGCGCCTATGCCGGTGCCACCGTGTCGCGCCTCACGGCTGACTGGGTGAGCGGCGGCAGCAGCGCCGACAGCGAGATCAAGGGCAGCATCAGCAGGCTGCGCAACCGCGCGCGCCAGCTGGTGCGGGACAACGACTACGCCAAGCGGGCCAAGAGCCTGGTCACCAACAACGTGGTGGGCACCGGCATCCGGCTGCAAATGCAGGTGCGGATGCAGCGCGGCGGCGGCCGGCTGGATCAGGTGGTGAATGACCAGATCGAAACGGCCTGGGAGAAGTGGACCCGCAAGGCCACCTGCGACGTTGCCGGCCGCCTGAACCTGCACCAGATCGAGCGCATGGCGATGGGCGCCATGGTCGAAAGCGGCGAGATCTTGATCAGGCTGGTGCCGCAAGCCTTCGGTGGCGGCCGGGTGCCGCTGGCGCTGCAGGTGTTCGAGTCTGACCAGCTTGACGAGAATTACACCGGCGGCAGCACGGTGCCGGGGAACGAATGGCGGATGGGCGTGGAGGTGGATCGCTTTGGGCGGCCCGTCACCTATGCCTTCCTGACCAAGCATCCCGGTGACACGGCCCTCGGCGGCCACAATCCAAGCGCGCGCCATCTGCTGGTACCAGCCAATGAGGTGCTGCACCTGTTCGTGCCGGAACGCCCGCAGCAGACCCGCGGCGTTTCGTGGTTTGCCGCTGGCATTCAGCGGCTCCATCACCTGGCCGGCTATGAGCAGGCGGCCCTGGTGCGCGCCCGGGCAGCGTCGGCGTTGATGGGTTTCATCACCAGCCCCGAAGGTGCGGGCGAAACCTACGGCGAAGAGGTGATTGACGGCGAGCATGTCACCACCTTCGAGCCGGGCATGTTCAAGACCCTGTTTCCTGGCCAATCGGTGGAGGTGCCGCAGATCAACGCACCGGATGGCCAGCTGGAGCCGTTCGTGCGCGGGATGCTGCGGGCGTTTGCCAGCGGCGTTGGCGTGAACTACGCCGCGCTCAGCGGGGACTACAGCCAGAGCAACTACAGCAGCAGCCGCCTGGCGCAGATTGAGGACCGCGACGGCTGGAAGGTGCTGCAGCAGTACCTGATCGACGAGCTGCTGACCCCGGTGTTCGAGCGCTGGATCGAGGCCGCCGTGCTGAGCGGCGTGCTGAACCTGCCGAGCTACGAGCTGGCACCGGATCGCTTCTGCTCCTGCCGGTGGATGGCTCGCGGCTGGGCCTACATCGATCCGCTCAAGGACGCGGAGGCCGACAAGATGGCCATCCGCTCCGGCACCAAGACCCAGGCCCAGGTGGTGGCCGAGCAGGGCGGCGACCTTGAGGAGCTGCTGCTGGCACGCAAGGCCGAAGTCGATCGGGCCCAGGAGCTGGAGCTCCAGTTCGACACCAACCCGGCCGACGATGGCGATGCCGGCTATGTCGAGCCGACTGATCCGGCTGTTGATACCACTGAGGACACCGCTGAAGGTGAGACGGTCGGAGTCGATAGCCTGAACCAAGATGGGATGAGCGATGGACTTGATGCGTGATCTGGAGGGCCAGACCCATCGCCGCGCGGCGGCGCTGGATGGCGTGGTGATCAGCGCTGAAGACCGCTCGATGGAGTTCAGCTTCTCCAGCGAGTACCCGGTGCAGCGCTACTTCGGCAATGAAGTGCTGAGCCATGAGCGCGGCGCCGTGGATCTGGGCCGCATGAACGATGGCGCGCCGGTGCTGTTCAACCATGACCCCAACCGCGTGATTGGCGTGGTGGAGCGTGCCTGGCTTGATGGCGAAAAGAAGCGCGGCATGGTGTCGGTCAAGTTCAGCCGTAATGCGTTTGCGCAAGAGGTGATGACCGACGTGGCCGATGGCGTTCTACGGAATGTCTCGGTTGGCTATTCCATCAACCAGATGGAAGAGCGCGGCGACAACTTCGTCGCTACTTCGTGGCAACCCTACGAAGTGTCCGTGGTCGGCATCCCTGCCGATCCAACCATCGGGATTGGGCGAAAGCTCGACACCGATGACGCGGCCCCAGCCGCAACCCCGACCCCTACCCCTTCCCAACCTCCCATGGAAGACAACCTCAACATCGAGGCTGTGCGGGCGGAAGCGGCTGCACAAGCCGCCAACGCCGAGCGCACCCGTATCGCCAGCATCAATGCTCTGACTGAGCGCCACGGCCTCAAGGATCTGGGTGCCGCCCTGATCGAAAACGGCCGCAGCATCGACGAGGCCCGCGCTGCGGTGCTTGAGAAGATCAGCGCCAAGCCTGTCGAAACCGTCAAGCCGGTCGAGATGGACCAGCGCGATGCCAGCCGCTTCAGCATCACCGCCGGCATCCGTGCCGCGCTGTCTGGCGATTGGAGCTCCTACGAAGCCGGCCTGGTGCGCGAGATGAGCGCCGAGGTGCAGAAGTCGATGGGCCGCGCCCCTTCGGCTGAGCGGGCTTTCTTCATCCCCTTCTCTGCTCTGACCCGGGCCACCTACGTCACCAGCGGCGCCAGCACCGGCGGCAACCTGGTGGCCACCGATCTGCTGGATCAGGACTTCATTGAGTTCCTGCGCAATCGTTCGGTGATGCTCGCCGCTGGTGTTCGCACCATGCCCGGCCTGCAGGGCAATGTGGCGATTCCCCGTCGCTCTGGTGTGGCTTCGACCTACTACCTGAGCAGCCAGACCACCGCCATCACCCAGTCGGAATCCACCTT